GACCGAACCGATGCTCGGGCTTCAGGATCTTCCCGAGTAGATCGGGTGCGTGGACGATGGCTTCAGGCCGGTGGCGCCTGGCGTTGTTGATGGCTTCAAGGATGGCGTTGTAGTCATCGGCCATCCATGCCTCGTTGGCATCCTTGTAGGGGAAGCCTCCGGCAATAGCAGAACTAGGGCCGATAAGTGCAGCCAGATCAGCAGCTGCCTTGCGACCGGGTTCATCTGTATCCATGAAGATGACAACCCGCTTGAACCGCAGGATGTATCCCAGCTGGTCAGTGCATGACTTCTTTGCCGAGGCGGCACCATCAGGGATAGAGGCAACAACAAACTTGTTCTTGTGACGATGCTTGTACAGGCATTCATAGATTGACATTGCATCAACCTCGCCTTCCGTCAGGATCAGCGTTCCCTCGGTGCCCAGGTGCTGGCCGAACAGCTGCACCTTCAGCCCTTTCTCCCGTCCCAGCCAGGCGAATTGTTTCTCGCCATAGCGGATGTGCTGAGCAACAGTCAGACCGTTCTCATCCCGGTAGTTAGCAACCTGTGCAGGCTGTCCACGGAAGTCAGTCAGGTCGTAGTCGTAGAGCTTGCATGTGCGCTCAGTGATCTTGCGTGTAGGCAGACCGCTTGGCTTACCACGCAGCAACGACACCTTTGCGGTGATGGTGTCAGTGCGTGGCAGCAAGTCAAGCAACTGCTTGGCTGGTGTTTTCATTGATGCTTTCCAAGGTTGTCCATCTGTTGTGTATCGCTGCTGGCAGACGAAGCAGTAAACAGAACCGTCGTCGTACTCAGCTGCTCCGTCTGAGCTTTCGCATTCCGGGCCGGGGCATGGAATGTGGGTCGGGCTCCTTGTTGCCATTGCTGCATGAAGTCGGGCGGGATGGGAACTGGACACCAGGCAATACCGTGCTTGGTGCACCACTGTGCGTAAGTGGTCTTGCTTTGCTTCGTCAACGTCAAGTGAGGACGTTGCAATGCAACAAAGATGGGTAGGCCAGGGTTGTTCATGATCACGGCTAGGAACTTGGTGCGTTCAGCCGATGGCCACCAACCTTTGACCTCCACGTACACGTTGCCCACCTTGAAGTCCGGCGTGTACTTCTTGTGCAGGACGTAGGGGAACTTCTCAGTTTCGTACTGAGGGCTGTAGCCCTGGGATACCAGGGCCTCTTCAACTTGAGTCTCCAGGTTGGACCGGTGTTCCCGGTCCTTTCTGGTGCGGAGCCTGCGGTTATACCGATCAAGCATCCCCGGCCAGTGCTGCAGCAATGGAATCCAGCTCGTTGCCTTCAGGCACCCAGCCACCTTCGATAGGTGTCAGCTGTGCGTCGTCTTGACGTAGCTCAGCGATCTGGAATCCCTTCAACTGCAAGCTGACACCCTTCATTGCAGGCATGTCATAGATGTAGATGTCATACACCGCCTTGCCGGTACTGCGGGGCGGGATGCGCTCGATGGTGCCAGTGACAAGGCGACCGAGGCTGTCGTATAGAGCAGGTGGTGACTGCTTGGCTACCTCACCGGTCTTCGTTTTGTAGGTGCTGTTGCGCTTGATGCTCCACAACAGGAAGTCAGGGTCAGGTTGCTTGATCCCGTCGTCATCCTTCTTCTCGCTGATGCGGTAGGGGAAACGGAGCTTGTCGTTGGTAGCAGGGAAGCGGGGGTCAGCTGCTCGCTTGGCGGCAAGGGCCTGCTCAATGGCGTCAAGGATGACCTCGGATTCCTGAACGCCAATGACTAGGCCCAGGTTCCATTCAACTTTGCCGCTGTTGGGATTCTCGCGGGCTTCAATGATTGATCCAAATACAATGGTGCCGACAGGAGTGACGAGATTGCGCACGAAGTAAAAACAATAAAAGGAACGGGAAGCGGGCGGGACTTACGTGACGACGAGACGTACCCATCATCAATGCCCGCTGATGTTGATACTACCAGCATTGTTGAATGCTGGCAAGGGTCAGATCAGCAGAACAGGTACGGGTTTTCACCGATGCGCTGTTGGTCCAGCGTGCCGATGATCGGTGGGGGTGGCACGTCCTTCCCCAACAGTGCAGCCACCATGCCCTGGTGCCTGGTCAGGTGGTCAACGGAATAGAACCGGTGCCACTGGTCATTCAGCTCTGGCTGCAGCGTGTTGACGTGCTGCAGGGTGGTGCCAAAGCAGTCATGCACAGTTGAGATCGGGTGTCGGTAGGTGCCCCAGTGCGCAACGAACCGCTGCAGGAAGGCGGCATCCAGGCTGTGGATGTAGTCAGGTACCAGCTTGCGGGCAGTCTTCAACTTGTCCGGTTTGCACCCCGTCGCATCACGCAGCGCCACCTTGATCGTGCGTTTGCTCAGGCACAGCTCAATGCAGTCGGTCTTGGTCTCGCTGGCATAGCTCTCAATGGCCAGGCCATTAGGCGTGAACCAGTACGGCCTCAGACCAGCGTCGATCTGCATGTTGCTGATCTTGCTCAGCCATTTGCTCAGGTCACGGACATGGGGCAGGGCTTCCTTCACCACGTCGTTGATGGTGGTGGCCAGTACCAGGGCCAGGTCCAGAACGCGGAGCCCGTCATCGGTGAGGAAATCTTCGATCTCCTCCCGCAGGTAGAGCTTGACTGCTTCAGACAGGCTCTTGTAGCTGCGGCCATAGATGACTGGCATCAGGGCGTTCTTCCACATGGAGCGTGGAACCTTGTGCTGTCGCCACCACTCAAAACATTTCTGATCACGCTCGGTGTTGTCACCCTGCTCGCAACGCCACTTGACCCGTGCCATGACGAGGCGACCAACGCCTTCGTACAGGTCAGCTGGTTGGGTGCCAACGATGTTGGTGTACTGGGCCAGGGTGCCGTCGCGGGTGAGACAGGCGACGTGTCCCCAACCAGAACAGGTCTGGTCCAACCAGTGGATGGTGCCGCTGGTGTAGGCGGGATCCTCGATGTAGCCATGCCAGTCACGGCATAGCTGGATGAAACGGAACGGCTCTTTGGCCTGCTCCCAAAAGCTGATGCAGTTGAGCGGGTCACTGCCGACATGGGCAATGGTGCCGGACAACTTGCGTAAGTATTCCAATCGGTCTTTGCGTCCAGGTGGCAGGCCAAGGGCTTCGCCCAGGCTCCAGAAAAAGGCTGCCTCGTTGCCCTTGATGGGGCTTTGCTCCTTGAACTGGAGCATGGCGCGGAAATGATCTGGTCCCTGCGGGTTGAGCTGCGCACCACGGGCGTAGAGCCTGCCGCGATGATCCATGTGCCAAACGTGGTAGCAGGTATCGGCTTCCTCGATGCGGCGGTAGGAGATCAGGCCATTTACGAGGCGTGATCGAGCACTGTCTTGCCGGCGATCAGCTTTCCATTTCCAGACTGCTTTCCAGTAGGCGGAGGGGCCAAGGCCAGCCTGCTTGAAGTCGTTATCAACAGGCTCTGCCATGCGTTCGCGTGGTGGCAGGCCGCCGATGGCATGGCCGAGATTCCAACAGGCTGAGACGAGGCCGGCTTGGGTGTGGTCAATGGCCAGGGGCTGTGACTGGAGGAGGTTGATGCTGTCAATGACGCATGGCATGGCGCGTTTGCTGACTTCAGGCCAGCGTTCCCAGTCCACACTGGTGATAGCGGTACGAATGGAGAGATAGCCACCGTTGTCGTAGGCAGACCAGGGCCTAGGTGGTACCACCATCGGGAGATAGAGGGGGCGGAATAGGGCGGCAGCTTGACGCCATTGGGCGAGGAACTTCCAGTAAATGTCCGCATAACGGATCATCTTTTTACGTCGCTTGTAACTGGACTGGATGTAAATCTCAATCATCTGCGTACTCTCGGCTATACATTCAACAAAGAATGCGCCCAATGCAGCACGTTCAGCATGTGTCAGCTCCCTATAGGCGGCAGCTTTGCGGAAGCCTGCATCTTTGAGGCGGCGCTTGATCAGACCCATGCCCAGGTCGTTGTTGCTGGCCAGCTTCAAGCCCTGTAGGTGCAGGCTCTTGCCCCAGGTGGGGTGCTTCAACCAGAGGACGTACTCTGCACGGCGCCCAATGGCGAGGCAGATCTGATTGAAACTGCGGGCCTCGTTGAGGTTGCCGATGACATAGGTGAATGCTTCAAGGGCAACATGGGTAACAGCTTCAACGCTGTACATCAGGTCCCAGATGTGACGTTGCCTGCCTGGTGAATGCTTTGATGCTGCATAAATCTCTAGCACCTTTTTGAGATACAGAGTTGCCAGTCGTTGGGCAAGTAGGCCACTGGCGCCCTTCTGCCAGCCATCCCTGGTAGCCCGGTCACCACCGACAGATCGGCACCAGTTTTCAAGGTCAAACTGTG